TCTGCGAGTAGGGAAGAATCAGCATACCGTTGTGAAAATTCTTGATATGTGAACGAGCGATGGCGCAGGACTTGAGCGGCTAGTCCTCTAGTAGTTGAGATTTCCAGAGTCATGAACGCCTGTTCAAAGATGCTCCAGTGTTGATGTTTGATACAATATTTAATCAGACCAGAAAACTTCTCACTGTCCTGATTAGATGGATTGCTCACACGAGCACAATAAGCAATGTGTTTCTCAGCATCGGGTGTCACTGAAATCAATTTACAATCGTTCATTTCTTCTCCTGTTTTCTCACTTTCTTGAGTTCTTTTACTTCTGTTTTAATCATCTGATATGCATCTTCAGCAGATATTCTACCACCCATTTCCATGGCAGCGATAACTTCTACTCTTGTACCAAAGTGTTGAAGGGCTCTCTCAAATGTGTCTAGTTCTTCGTACATTTCATTTACCCTTGAAGTAAGCGTTGAAATAAGCTACAAGACCACTGGTGGATGCATTACCTTGAGAGACCCAAGTATCTGCACATTCATAGATGTTCTGTGTACTATAAGATGCTTCATCAATCTTGACAGTACCGAGTTTAGAAAGAAGTACTCTGATACATTGAGATCTTAACTTGAGACGTTCCTCATCGTATCTCCAGTCTTGATTACTCGTCATCTTCAAATACCTCATCATAATCTGCTAGTGGTGGCAGTGTCTGTTCAAGTCTATCAGTGTAGGACTTAACATCAGAATAAACCTCAGACTCTAATGCATCTACTAGGAGTTTGAGGTTTCTAACTATAAGTTTGAGTTTGTCTCGTTCCATAATATGACATCAGATATACTATTTTAGGCATAAAAAAGGGACCTGTCAAGTACAGGTCCCTCATTTTACTCTCGTCTCACTTGACGTAAGTGCGACCACGATAGCAGTAAGTACCATGAGTTTCCTCAGGTGCCTGATGAACTACACAATCTACACCACGATATTTGGTGATGTTGATTTGTGCGTCATGAGTGGCGGCTGCCTTTTCGATCTGCTTTTTGATGAGATTGAGTGTGTTCATTTGTTTACTCCTGAAATACTAGGGATTTACGCCCCGTTCCTTCAGTCGTTTGCGTCCCAGTTACACTCAGGTGTTGCTTCCTTTACGGTCTCAATCACCTCAGTACGAATGACTTTATTCACACTATCATTTAATTCGATACGTCGGATCATATCCTCAGCATCTACACAATGAATACCAGCATATAGTAGAAAGTCAAACATGGGATGAACGCTCCGTTCCGCGACTTACTTGCGTCCCCGAAGGGATGAACGACAGGTCTATTATAGACCTCATATATTATATAGTCAAGTTCTTCTGTAACTTGTGATACAGTTTACCTTACAAACTTATTGGGTTGATATCCAGTGGTATTAAATTTCTGACCGAGTTTTGATGGTATGTATTTTGTAGATCCATCGGTAGGTACTTCATACCTTCCACCCTTACCAAACAGTTTATTGTATCTCGCTTGGCTGATTGTACGTCCAGTTCCACCAGAACCCAATGGGTCTCCAACAACTTTAGTTCTCTGGTAGGTAGTTCCACCTGTTCTGTTAGTTCTTACTGGTTTAAAATCAGTCATCTGATTGGCACCAGATGCAGCATAGTTTCCAGATTTTCCACCAACTGAAGAAGGAACTGCGTATCTATATTTGGTTGTGAACTTATTTCTCTTCAAAAGATCAGCACGTCTCGCTTGCTGTCCTGCTCTTCTTGCTACAAGTTCTGGGTTTGGTTTATCAGGTCCACCTGGTTTTCTAAATCTCTTCTGACCCTGTTGTTTCTGTTGAATTTCCTTGTCTTTCTTCTCTTTCTTCTCTTTCTTTTCCTTCTTATCTCCACCGCCACCACCAAATCTACCACTGACGTTGATACCACCACTAACAGAGGTCCTCATTCTACCCGTCTGTGAAGATGCTGACTGTGCTTGTCCTGGATTAGCAATCGCTCTATCAATAGCACCTCTTACTGATTGAGTTGTCGCTTGTGCGGGAACAGCACCACGACTTACATTAACATCAGCAGTAAAATCTGCCGCCTGAGCGGCACCTCCTCCAGCCAATGAGGCCGCGGCTGCACCTGCTATAGCAGCTCTCTTAGCAATACCAACACCTTTTTTTCTAAGAGCTCTTAGTCTATCAGAAATACTTTCTGAAAGTTCTTCATCTTCGCAAACAGATAACTGATCCTCAAGGAAATCAATCTCTTCTTGAATTCGTAAAAGAAGAACTTGATCAGATTCTTTCATAAACCGAGAGAATGTCTTCATGTATCTCTATATCTCCTTAGAGATATTTATCAAACAAACATTCCCTTTTCACTCATGTAGTGTAGGGTATCCTTCAGACTACCGACGTGTTTGATTCCAATAGCAATCTGTGGGAACTCCGATCCTTCACCAAACTCATCTGTGAATTGTTGAATGGTAAAGTCCTTGTCCAAGTAGTACACAATGGTTTCATCTAGATGACAAGCTTCTAGAACAGATCGTGCTCTCTCACACTCTTGATTTCTATTACTGTAGATGATCGCTTTCATTTCTCCATTTGTCGATTTGTTCTTGAGTGGGAACAATGATTTGGAAGGGAAGACCCTCTTCCTCAAACTCCTCATTCATTTTTTCATATGTTTCTGGTGTGATTTTTTCACTCATAATACTTATCCCACAATCTACGAATGTTTTGTGTGATGTTCAAACCACCAACCAGTTCTTCTAGAACACAATCTTCATCATCACCTTTAATTACAAGAAGAACAGGAGTAGCAGTCACACTATATTTTTTAGCGATTGCAAGATTTTCCTCAGGGATAGGCACATCACTGAAGTCCTCAAGATAAATCTCTTCAATGATATCCTCACGGGAATCTTTGAGAGCGGTAATGTACTTCTTGACAAGTCCACAGGGACCGCAAGATTCCTTTGTAAACATCAAAAATTTAGTCACGTTGTCTCCAGTCATCAGGTTTTTCTCTTGCGAACCAGTCTACAATTTCGTCCGCTCCATCAAAGTTTGTCTTGTGGTTTGATGGATCAGGGTGTCCCAGATCCATCTGATTCAAAAAATCATCTAGACCCCCCTCCCTCATTTCAGGATTCCTAGCCTTCCGTCTTGCCTTTCTCAACATCTCTCCAGCTGAACTATTAGCCTTAGCTAACTTGTCTGCCCAGATCATGTCATCTAGTTTTACATCTTCTCCATTAACGATACACTTGCAAATGAACTCTAGTCTGAGGCGATATTGAGTAGAAAGCATATTACTCTCCTGCTTACTCTATTTATTTTTATTGAGAATATTATTGAGAATAATTAAAATCCTTCCTCACGAGCTTCTTCAACCATTTTAGAGACGATTTCTTCAGTCCCATCCATCGTTTTGATGGCAAATAGATTAGACTTCTGATACTTCTTGATCTTCTTATACTTCTTAAGAAGGTCCTGAACTTCATCAGGTTTCATATCTATACCTTCAAAACTGATATCAAATCCGTTACTCATTTCTTACTACTCTTTTTGTTTGGATCATTCCACATCTTAGGATTAACTCGTCCTTCAGTCTGTGTCATGTTAATGAAGTCATGACGATAGTGATCCCAATAATGATCAAAGATATCAATCATCTTCTTACAGTTCACTAGATCATAACGAACTCTCCCATCCAACTTATACTCAACGAGATAGGTTGTATATGGGAGAGTTGTGTCTTGAGCTAGTTCCTTATCACAATCTTCATGTAGGATAGTAATCTTCAACTGCGATCCCCCCAACGAATATCTGGAAATGCTTGTTCTACTACTTGTTTTGAAATCTTGTACTTAGTTGACAGTCCTTTGTCTTTGATCAGACAGACCAGGTCAGCTTCATCAGGATGAAGACCCTCCAACATCTGAATAAACATGGTCTCTCTACGGGTCTTGGAGAGGGAGTCGTTACCACCCTTAACAAAGTGGTACATATTCTTCCATTCCTTCCTCAGGGACGTGTGGTCGGTCCCTACAGGAACCTCATTCCTCTCATAGGGTACGTTACCTTCTGGGAGGAGTGAGATTACACTGTCATCAAAGTTCCAAATCAAGACAGCAGTCAAAGCATCGTTTCTATATTCCTTTAGAATCTCAATCTTTTTATTTACAGTTCTCTGTTTGGAAACAAGTTCCAGAATCTCATGAATAAAAGGATTGGGAGGGAGTTTCTTCGTAACTGTTACTGCTTTCTTCGCTGTTGTTTTCTTTCTT